AAATTGATATTATTGATTTAGATACTATCTAATATTTCTTTTAGAATTTATATATTAAGAGAGGCCTTCGGGCCTCTTTTTTTTATACTATTTATTATTAAACTAGTTTAAATGGCAAATATTGCAATATGGGGAGGTAGTTCTACGTTTACTACCGGATCTACTCCTTTTGGATTTTACGATACTGATTCTGAGTTTCAGACTGATGCTGATAAAGTAGCAAGTTTCTGTGCAAGTAGATTAGGTTATCCATTGATGGATGTTGAACTTAATAGTGGATCATTTTATACTTGCTTTGAAGAAGCTATAACTACTTATGGTAATGAAGTATTTCAATATAAAATAAGAGAAAATTATCTCAATTTAGAAGGAGTATCAACAGGTAGTTCATTAAACAACCAACTTACTGATCCATCTCTTAATAGAATAGTTCAGGTATCTAAACACTACGGTACCGAAGCAGGAGTAGGAGGTAATGTAACTAAATATACTGGTTCAATAGCATTATCAGCATCTCAACAAACATATGATTTAGATGCATGGGCTGTAGATAATGGAGTAACAGGTAGTATAGAAATAAGAAAAGTATTTTACGAAGCTCCTCCTGCAATACAAAGATATTTTGACCCTTATGCAGGTACAGGTACTGGTATTCAATCATTAATGTCAGCTTTTGACTTCGGAGGCTTCAGCCCAGGGGTTAATTTTATGTTAATGCCTATATCTTACGATATGGCTTTACTTCAAGGTATAGAATTTAACGATCAAATAAGAAAATCACACTATTCTTTTGAATTAGTAAATAATCAATTAAGAATATTTCCAGTTCCAGTAGCTACAGGTAGTTTATTCTTTGAATATTACAAAGAAAATGATAAAAATGCATTCAATTACGATAGTAGTGTAAATAAAATAACTAATATAGCCGAAGTACCTTATAGTAACCCAACATATAGTCATATAAACAGTGTAGGTAGACAGTGGGTGTTTAAATATACGTTAGCATTAGCTAAAGAATTACTAGCATACATAAGAGGAAAGTACGGAACAGTACCTATTCCAGGTTCTGAAGCTACTTTGAACCAAGCAGACCTATTAGCAGATGCTAGAACTGAAAAAACTGATCTAATTACCAATTTAAGAGAGATGTTAGATGCTACTTCTAGAGGAGCACAGTTAGAAGCTAAAGCAAAAGAAGCAGAAGACGTTCAAAACACGTTAAAATCAGTTCCAATGACTATATATGTAGGTTAAATGAGATTAATACCCTTACTTTTGGAATTAGATTACAGAACCTACGAGGCAATGGTTAAAGTTACCTATGGAGATGAAGGATCTGGTGGATATCATGATGCTATACGTTCATTACCTGGTGTAACTACTGTTACTATAGCTTCTGAAGATAGTGATACTAATACTGCAACGTATAAGGTAAAGATAATCAGTCAAAAAGAGCCTAATGAAGCTTTTCAAGCATTAAAAGATAACGCTACTGGTAAATTTAGTAATATTATATCAGTAGAAGTAGGAGAACAAACAATAGAAGAAAAATAATGTTATTCGGATCAAGTAGAGACTTTAATTTAATGACTAAACTTAGTCGAGAGCTCATTAAAGATGTAGTTGAGCAAGAAGTCCTATACCATAAGATAAGTTTAGAAGATACAGACGTTAATTTATATGGTGAAGCTATGCAAAAGTCATATTTTAACGCAGTTAAGTTAAATTGTCTTATTACTAGAGGTGATCAAGTTATTGATATTCAAGAATTCGGTCCAGATCTAGGTAGAGAAGCATCATTTGCATTTATTAGACAAGATTTAGTTGATGCAAGTGTAGTAGCAGAGGTAGGAGACATATTAGAATGGCATAATGACTTTTATGAAGTAGATACTGTTAGAGAAAACCAATTATTTGTAGGTAGAGACAGTGGATATAACTTAGCAAGCTATGCTAACAACTTTGGATCATCAATATCCATTATAGTTGATTGTCACCTAACAAGAGCAGATAGAGTAGGTATAAGTGAAGTAGTATATAGATAATATGGCAGGAAATAAACCAACACCACAGTACGAAGTACAGAATAACCTACAAGATAGAGGTTTACAAGTATCAAGAGACAATGATACTGTTCAAACTATTACTGTAGGCGTTAAAGATATAGATGAAGCACTGTTTTATTACTTTAATAACGTGTTAAAACCACAAGTAACTCAAAATGGTAAGCAAATTAACGTTCCATTGGTATATGCTTCACCAGAAAGATGGGCAGCTATGCAGAAAGACGGTTATTACCGTGATAAAAATGGTAAAATGCAAGCTCCTCTTATAACATTTAGAAGAAATAACATAGAACGTAATAGAAACTTAGGAAATAAGTTAGATGGAAACAATCCTCAAAACTTTGGTATATTTACAAAGAAGTATTCACGTAAAAATGCTTACGATAGGTTTAGTATTCTAAATAATAGAATACAAGATACTGAAATGTATGCTGTAGCTATACCAGATTACGTTAATATAACATATGGCTGTGTAATATTCACAGATTATATGGAACAAAATAATAAATTAGTTGAAGGTATAAACTTTGCTTCTGATTCATACTGGGGCGATGTTGATAAGTTTAAATTTAGAGCTATGATTGATAACTTTTCAACCTCAACTGAGTTGGTACAAGGTAATGATAGGATAGTAAGAACTGAATTTGATATTAAACTACTTGGGTATATCATAACTGATGCAATAAACGCTGTTAATTTTAATCCTAAAAAGATGTATAGTAAATCATCTATAAAAATTACTAGCGAGTTAGATACGAAAGCTTTATAAAAAGCTATTTATTGTTAGAAAAGGTTGTCCTAAAATAAATAAAAAAAGTAAGAGAGGTAAATGACTACTTTTTCAAGTGAATTATCAGGATCGTTATTATTTACGTCCGGTAGTCAGGTTCAGGCTAGAATAGTACCAGCAACTGCATCGTTAAGTATAACAGGTGCGTTACATATTTCTGGTTCAGACTTAACTGTCGACGGAGTATCTGTACTCACTCGTCTATCAAATTTAGAATCAGGCGGTGTAAGTGATTCGGCATCGTTAGGACCTCTTAATAGAGCAACAGGCTCTTTACAAACTTTTACAGCATCTATACAATCTGAAGTAGATGCAATCAAAATAACAACAGCTTCATTAACATCTTCAGTAGAAACGTTAACCTCTCAAGTTTCTTCGTTAATATCTGTTACTGGTTCGTATGTAAATACGTCTTCTCAATACTTTTCTGAATCAGCTCAAATATCTGCATCTGGTTTTCTTACCTCTCAATCAGCTGCAGCATTAGGATTTAGTAGTGCTAACGTAACTTCTGGTACAGTATCAGGTTCGCAACAGATAGAAGACTTAGGTTTCATAACAGCTTCAACTTCTGCATCATATATTTCAGCTTCTAATGTAGATGGTATAGTAGATAGTGCTTCTTTAGCTACTACAGCTCAAACAGCATCTTTTATATCTGATACTTTTATATCTGCATCAGCAGTTAGAAGTGGATTTGGAGCAGGTACAACTATTCCAGCAGGTACTATATCAGGATCAGCTCAATTAGAAGATTTAGGGTTTATTACCTCATCAATATCATCTTCCTTTGCTAGTACTGCATCATTTATTAGTGATACCTTCATTTCATCCTCAGCAGTTAGAAGTGGATTTGGAGGATCATCTACTAGTACAGGGAGTTTATTAACAACTGCTTCAGTTTCTAGTAATACTATTACATTTACTAAAGGAGATGATAGTACTTTTGCAGTTACTGTAGCAACCGGTTCAGGAGGTGATGTTACTTACGATGGAAATAGAGTTATATCTCAAGATAAGTTACCATCTTTATTTACAGCATCATTTAACCCGGGTACTTCTGGAAGTGTACAAGACTTTTTAAATGCAGTCTTTTATCCTAACACAGCTCCCACTATAAGTACAGGAAATCAAACAGTAACTGAGTTTACTGCATCAGGATCAGCTATAGTTACAGTTACAGGAACGGATCCTGAAGGTCAATCACTTACTTTTGGTACTTCTTCAGCTTATACTGATGATTTTGTAAGAGTATCAGGTAGTGGTGAAATGACTCTTAATGTATTAGCTACTGGATCAATGAATACTGCTGATAGAGGTGATGGAGAAGATGCACACCCTATAATTTTAAGAGCAGTTGATAGTTTTGGTACTGCAACTACAAAAACAATTTATTTAACTGTTAGTTTAAACAGTGCTCCTCAATTTAGAGAAACATCAGTAGCTGGAAACGTTATAACATCGTTTAGTTCTTCAAGAAATGAAAGTGCAGCAGCAGAAGAAGTAACTAAAATTTATTTTACAGATGCTGACAGTGATGCTATTACTATTACTTCTCAATCTGATGCTAATAACCACTTTATATTCACAAGAACAGGTTCATACGTTAGATTATTACAAAATACTGGTTCGTTAGATTACGATACAACCTCTTCTTATAGTTTATCATTAACTGCTTCTGACGAACATTTTATAGCAGGTGTAGATGGTAATTCGTTTACTACTTTACCTGTAACTAT